CCCTCCGCAAGGAGGGCCCAGGCATGGTGCAGCCATCCATCTCTTCAAAAGAAGAGATGAATGGACCAAACCACTATCTATAGATTGGATGAGGCTTATGCGTGAACGATATAGGACTTTTCCTGACTGGTGTGATACCGGTCCTGGATGGTCTAATCGCATTCGCGTCTACGATTCTTCCAAGAGGTTAACCTCGAGTACTGTTCAATCGGGGCACTTCATGGCAAGTGATCGTGGGGCTTCACCCAAAGGTCTTGAGTACACTCAAGACGAAAATCATATCGAGCAACTCAAGGGCTTTAAATCCTTTGAGTTTCACGGTGATGTGGGAGGGGAGTTCTTTCTCCAACGAAGCGCTACTGTTTCCGAAGGGAATCAGCAGCGTATTCATGGAGAACTTCAGAACTATCCCTCTGCTGGACTGAAGTCCGTATATGATTATACGGGCCCAGTCTATGCAATTCCACCAGGTAATAATGTGAGGCCTTCTGGTCCGGTCATTCGTGACCTTAAACCAATTGGTACTCACGCTATTGCTTTGGTGAAACCCACAAACAACGTCGCCAATCTAGCCACCGACCTTGCCGAAATTCGGCGAGACGGCCTCCCCCATCTTTGGGGTGTGGAATCTTGGAAAGCAAGGACTTTTCGCGCGCGTCAAGCGGGCGATGAGTACTTGAACCAGGAATTTGGCTGGGCTCCTCTTGTGAGTGACGTGCGTGGCGCAAGCTACGCCGCCGCTAACGCTCATAGGTTGCTAAAATCCTATGAGCGTAATTCCCACAAGATGGTTAGGCGTCGGTATGAGTTTCCTATAGAGAGCTCAGAGTCCTGGCAGGTTGTCTCGACTGGGCAATTTCCGTGGTTTCCAGACCGCGGAATTCCTACGTCGGGCATCATATCAGGAGCTCTGGGCACCGGGGACATTCTTAGATGTACTAGGTTCTATCGTAGAACCTGGTTTTCAGGAGCGTTCACCTATCATCTTCCTATCGGTTTTAACAGCCGATATAAGCTGATAAGGGCGGCCTCTCAGGCCGGTCCCCTTTTGGGGATTGAACTCACTCCGGAAGTCATCTGGAATGCCACTCCCTGGACGTGGGCCCTCGACTGGGTATCGAATGCTGGAGATTGCATCTCCATCTATTCTGATATGCAGACCGATGGGCTGGTGATCAAGTACGGTTACATAATGGAACATTGTGTCCAAAGTGTAACTACGTACTACGGACCTAAAACCGCCGGTTCAGGTGGTTTCAAGTATCCGGCCTCTTCCGTAACGTCTTTCTTGGAAACGAAGACGCGGAAAAAGGCGACACCGTTTGGTTTCGAGGTGAGTTGGAGTTCTTTCTCTCCTCGACAACTAGCCATTGCAGCGGCTCTGGGTTTATCCAGAGCGTTTTAACTAACGCTGCGATCGCTGTCCCGTGCCAAGCCAAAGGGGCTTGGCGCAAGCCAAGTCCTAGGAGTGATGCCATATGGCGTTTACCGATCCGATCGCACTGACGATCAATGGTGTTGGTCTGTCTCTTCCGAAGGTTTCAGTTTCGGGAGATGACACCCAGTACCAGACGTCAGATGGGCTCGTGGTAGTCAAAGCTTCCCATGATTATGGGAAGCGTAACCGCCACTTGCTCAGGATCGACCACTCGAAAATCACCGCGGATCCGTTTATCCCAGCAGACAACGTGAAGGTCGGGATGAGTAATTATCTCGTCTTCGACGTGCCTGCTGCTGGATATACGGCCACGGAGGCGTTGCAGGTTTACCAGGGCTTTAAGACCTGGTTTACTGCAACATCCGATGCGGTCATCACCAAGCTTCTTGGTGGTGAATCGTAAGGGTCTTGGCATCCATCTGACCTGGGAGCGTTTCGGGCCCTCTAACGAGGTTCCCGTTACTACTCCGATCATATGGGGCCAAGAGATCGATACGGGTCCGCAGAATCATGAGAAGACACCGAAAGCTTGGGGTCGTAACCGGAAAGTTACGATCTCAGCTGCTTTTGGTGCTCTTCAAATCATGGTTCTACTCGGAAAGGATCTCTACGATTTTATCGTAGGCCTTTTCGATTGACCTGTGTCCCTCTTGCCAACCGGCATCCCTAGTGGTGTCTATGCTATGAAGCAATGACCCGCGTAGGGCCATTGGCAAGGGATGTTGTTCTTCCCTTGCTCGCATAGACGAAGCGTCATCATGGCTAAGGATCGAAAACCTCTATGAGGAGGATCGATGAAAAGCCTGATGTCACTCTGGTCTGCGATGTGCCATGATCTGGCCATCGCTTGCTGCACCAGCGCCAACTCGGACATTAATACGGTCCGAGTGAGAGTCGAGCACGAGGGGTTATCGTTTCTAACGATAACCCTGCCTGACCTTGGGAAGTCCATCCAAAAATGGATAGACCTCGGTCAAGCCGGGATCCATCCTTCCTTTAATACAGGAAGGAGAAGTCTCCCCGTATTTCTACGAGGTTTCTTCACCCGTGTGTTCGACTTAGACACCGGTGCGTTGCTTGATGAACCCTGCATTGATGCAATCTATGCCTTGCGACAGCTTACGTTGTCGTTTGGTAAGATTTCGTTTCCTTGCACTCCAGAAAGGGAGCGAAAGGCAATGCAGGACTTCATCAAGTGTGAGCAGGAGGTCCGTGAAGTAGATGCTCTTTTCAGCGAGAGTGATCTTGCTGAGTTTGAGCGTATATCTACTTTGCTTTTCGGAGACGTGTTTTCGCAGTTAGATAGAGATATCTACTACGGAAACCTTCTTCCGAAGCATGGTCCAGGTGCTACCGCGGATAAGCTTACCGTTAATGGTAAGTACCGTATGGAGCACTGGACTACACGACTTGAGAAGTATTTTCCTTCTCATAAGTACCTTATTGCCAACCACCATTTTACTGGTGAATTGGATAAGGTGACCTTCCTCGAACCTGAGATGGAAATGCCCGTAAGGGTCGTTTCCGTCCCTAAAACGTTGAAGACACCAAGGATCATCGCAATTGAACCTGCTTGCATGCAATATTGCCAGCAGGCGCTCTTGCGAGCGTTCCTTGCAGCGTATAGTAGGGATGAACTCCTACCAACGCTGATCGGCTTTGACGACCAAACTCCTAACCAGGAGCTTGCGAAGTCGGGCTCGATGAGCGGTCATACTGCTACACTCGATCTGAGTGAAGCATCTGACGTGTCTCCAATCAGCTCGTACGGAGGATGATGCGAAAATGGCCTCACTTGCAAAGGGCCGTTGACGCTTGTCGCTCACGACGGGCTGACGTACCTGGCATGGGCGTAATACGTCTAGCCAAGTACGCTTCTATGGGTTCAGCTCTCTGTTTTCCC